CGCGGCACACGGTATTCGTAGGTGTAACGATAATCGTTAGGCACCGTCAAGAAAGAAGCCGCCACCGTAGCCGCGCCATTACTGGAAGCGTTTCCTCCAATGTTGTTTCCTGCCCCCAGAAGGCTCCTGTCAAATAATGCAGCATGAATGTAGGTGAGGCCAGCGCGAACAATCACAAGGTCAACGCCTGCTGTGCCCCTGTCGCCGTCTGCAAGGTTAGCCGTGCGAATGCCAGGCTCATTGCTTTCTAGAGCGCTTGTGCGCCTTACGCAATAGCAATTAGTTTCTTTATCGGTGATGGCAGTTTGCCCGCCACCTTGTACTTCAACGTAATAACCGTCGCGCTTATCAAAAGCACCAAACTTCTTGATGTCAGTGTAGTCCGTGGTGGTATTTACTCTTGTACCAAAAGTAGCAGCACTAACTCGTCCTGGTTGATAACGAAAGAAACGCTTGCTGCTTAGAATTTCATAGTCATTGGTAACAGCAGTGCCAACAGTAATCTTTGCTGCACTTTCAGAGGCGATGTGACTAAGAGTGCCACCTCCCTCGCTTTGCCATTCATTAGGGTTGATATCGTAAGTCGTAACATCAGCAAATATGCCAAGTGCCGTTTCAGAACGAGGAATGCCAAGCAAGCTCAAGCTAACTTCACTAATCTGCTGGTTTTGCACCACCACTGGCACGGCTTCTTGGTCAGAAGCAATAACCACTGGCAAGCTTTTCTCAGCAAGCTGAGGACCAGGAGGAATGGGCGCAGTCCGACCAACTGTTACAACACTTACGCCTTCTCTCAACTCAGCCATGGTTCCTCAAGGAAAACAATTGGAAAAAGTGGTACCAACAAAAACGTTACCAGCTACCACTGTATCTTGCTTTAGTCTATAAACGCTACCGCCTGGTGCGGCGTCAGTAATGCCAGAAAGAGAAGCAATGGTAAAAGAATATGGTGGTGCGTAGGTAATGCTAGTTAAATTGCTATAAATGCGAGCGCCTGTGCCATTGTAATTGATGGAAGATTGCGCAGTGCCTTCAAAAAGCACTCGCTCAGTAGCACCAAGCCCATGATTAGTTTGTGAGATAAACGTGCCGCCGCTAACGCTTACGAGGTCTGTAATATATTCTTTCCTTTCAATGCGCAAGTCCCAGCCCAGCACGGAATTAGGCAGGAAATCACTAGAGTTTTCAGCGGTGTAGGCGGAAGGGAAAAATGCTTGACTAATATTAGCGGGACCAACGCCAGCCGCTGCGTCCCAAGCCAATGCCGTTTGCGCTGAGCTAAGCCATAGCCTTACCGTGCCATTGCGCAATGGCTCCTGCTCTTCAATGTTGAGACTGGTTACTTGTTCTACCGTGCCAGAAATGGTATTTTTGAAGATGGACGCGCAAACTTGCACATTCGCTAAGTCATATGGTACGCCGTCTGCATCCTGCAGAAGCAAGCTAACGCCATCAAAATAATCCCTACGTAATAGGCGCAAGTCAATTTGAGGAGCCAAGCTCGTGGCAAGGAATGTGCTCATGCCACTACTTCTCTGTAGGAAAGCATGACGGTGTAAACCGTGGAGCCACTTACCACGGCATTGATTTTTTCGCTGACTACGCTTTCAAAAAGTCCTAGAGGGTTAGCCTGCGTCAAATTGCCATTAGCTGCTAGGTGGAACGGAGGTGTCCTGTCCGCTGTACCGCCCGTCTGGAGCTTCACAGTGCAGCCCGACAGAGAAGTGATGGTCATGGCCATTACACGTAGCTTGCTGCCGCTCACAGCAGTCACCACGTCTACGTTGCCACTTGCGGAGACAAAGGCACTCTTTATCTCAGACGAAATAAGGTCGTGGTTGACAACGAATGGATCACCGTTCGTGCCAGCCCCTGTAGCCTTCACATAAGCGGCATTGCCAGCAGCGTCAAGTCCGTAAAGATTGGCCATATTAAAGAACTAAGAAAAGATAGCGTTGATTCGCCACGTCAGTACCATTGATTAGTTTAACTGTCAATGGCTCGTTCGCAGGATCTTTTGATTGATCCACGTCAAAATTAAACGCCAAGGGACTTGAGAATGCCGCTTTGCTGTAAGCATACGGTGATCGTCTGCCGTCAGTGCCAATTGTAGCAATTCTAATTTGATAAACACTCTCTGAGTTGTAAATGTCAGAGGGAAATCGAATGAAGTTGGCAGTAGTAGTACCAATGTTGATCCAGCTATTGTCCTCTAAATCCAAGAAATCCACTTCAAAAGCTGAAATGAACGGATTGTTCTGAACACCACTCCAGCAGATAGCAGGATTAACACCCGCATTCAAAATGGAATAGCCCGAATATTGAGGGAATTCCCATGCCACTTCATATTGAGCCATTATGAGGGCACCCCTAAGACAATATTGCCACCATTAACAGTGGGTAGCGCTTGCACTGATGCCACTTTAATGCGAGGCGTGCCCAAGATTGTTTCGCTATCAGTTTGAGTGAATTTGGCTTCGTCGTACAACGTACCTAATACAGTTACCACGCCATCATTCTCTACCATCGAAATCACTCTAAACTTCCTGACGCCTGCATTGCCCTCTTGTAAGATCCACGGTGAATTTGCGAGTGGAGCAGAGGGCAATGGGGAAGAGAGTGAAAGTGTTGAAGTAATGCCAGGCGTATTTACTACTGTGCGTGACAAGATGCTGCCATCTTCCATTGTGATGTAAAGCAAATAAGAGAATGCTCCAATGGTAAAGGGAGCATCAATGGAAACGGAAGTGGTGGTAGCGCTTGTCACTCTCCCCCCGAAACGCTTGCCTCCTTTTGCTGGGTCAGCAATGCCAACGATTTCACCAGGAAGGATGAAGAAGCCTTCAGTGGCCACTTTGAAAGTAACTGTTTCGTATTCAAGCTGGTCCGTCAGTAGCAGCCATCTCCCAATACGCTGCGCTTGTCCTTGTGAAGTGGTGCCAAAAGCACGAATTTCAGCTTCCCTGTAGCCATAGCGCTCAATGCCATCCCGATCCTCCACATATTCAATCTTTGAAGAATACTGGTCATCAGGATCATTCCAGCTAATAAGAGCTACAGTTTTACGCGCCTTCCGTGCCGTACCTTCATAACTAAAGCATGGTTCGCTTACTTCCCCGCTGTCATCTACTTGTTGAATAACATTGGCAGGCGAGAAAATTTTGCTGACGGGCTTGGGCTTATCTTGTATGCCGACAATAGTTCCTTCGCTGAAATAAAGCATTCCACGGAATGCAGCGGCCATGCTATTTAGCACTTCGTAAGCTTCGCCCCTATCCGTGATGTAGGCATTAAAAGTCATGCGAGGCTCTCGCCCCCCTTTGCCGTCTGGCACTAGCTCGTCACAATATTGAGCTATGGAATAAAGACTATATCTATCCACTTGTGCTTCTTCAATAAATTCCCCTGCTCCATAGCGTGTATTGGTCAACAAGTCGTAAAAAATCCAGGCAGGATTATTCGACCATTCTGTTTTGAACGTGCCGTTCCAAATGCCTTGATAGGTGCGCGTAAATGGATCATAGTTTGTCGGCACTTTAATCTTTACACCCAACAATTCCGCTCCAATTGAGGGCACCCTTGTAAAACTTTCTGCGCCAATTTTGAGGCCAATCAATGCAGTATTGGGGTAGCGGAATGATGAATCTATATAGCCGACAAGCGCCTTGAAATAGAAGTCATCAGTGACAGAAGTAGTAGCTGGATCGCCTGTTAATCGTTGAATGCTTACCACCCATGGCCCCGTACCTTGCAGCGCATATTCGTATTCAAAATCTACAGGCCCCCTGCTTTTGCCACTAATTGTTTTATTTTCATTTACAAAAAGCCCGCCGCCTTCTGGGCGAATTTTTACATTGAATTCTACACTTGTGCCCTTAACGTCTCCCGTGTCTTTGTTGATAAAAAACAGGGCTCCGACGCCCACTCGCAGGCGAAGACGGTTCCAATTACTAGCGATAGTAGTGCGGGAAACAGTTCCTTGTGCTTGCGTAACTCTTACGCTTACGCTTTGTTCTGCCTTGATATTGTCAAAGCCTGGCATTGGATCTTGATTCTGCGTACCCACGCGATAATCAAGCGCCACTGAATTTACT